TGCGTCGCGCTGGCGAAGTGTGGCTCGGCATGGCGCGCGACGTCTACGGAGAGCCTGGTCGCAAGATGAAGGGCATCGGCGCGCAAGGCCAGATGAGCAGCGTCGAACTGATGCGGCCCATCGTCACTGACGAGGGCGAGGTCGAGCATGAAAACGATTTGTCCGAAGCCGAGTTCGACGTGGCTGTCGAGGTAGGTCCGTCTTCGAGCAGCAAGCGTGCCGCGACCGTGCGCGCGCTGACGCAGATGATGGCGATCACGCAGGACCCCGAGGCCCAGAAGGTGCTCCAGGCTGCCGCGCTGATGAACATGGAAGGCGAGGGACTGTCGGACATTCGGGAGTTCTTCCGCAAGCAGCTCGTCCAGATGGGCGTCGTGAAGCCGACCGACGAAGAAGCCGCGCAGATGGCGCAGGCCGAGCAGAAGCCTGACCCGAACGCGCTGTTCCTGCAGTCGGCCGCCGAGGAGGCGCTGGCCAAGGCCGCCAAGGCCCGAGCCGATGTGGTGAAGACCGTCGCCGAGAGCGAACTGACGCAGGCGAAGACCGTCGAGACGCTGTCGAAGGTGGACAGCGCACAGGTCAAGGACACGCTTGCCGTTATGGACACGCTGAACGCGCAGCAGCCGCCGACGACGCCACCTCGACCTGTTCTCTGAATCGGCATCCGCCGAACGGCACCCGCGCAGCCGGTAATGCGCGAGAGGTAAGACATGCCAAGGATCGAAGTCACGCAGCCTGACGGCAGCACGGAAATTCACGACGGGACGGAAGACGAACAGGACGTCGCGGTAGCCGAGGAGCCCGAGCAGGCAGCCGCAGAGCCAGCGTCGGAGGCCGCAGAGACGGCTCCAGAACCTGAAGAAGTTGTCGTCAGCATCGGCGACGATGCCCCGCCCCAGGACGAGGCAGAGCGCGCCCCGGAGTGGGTCAGGGATCTGCGCAAGCAGCACCGCGAGCTTCAGCGCAAGGTCCGCGAGTACGAGGCCAAGGAGCAGGCTGCCCCAGCAGGCCCGAAGCCGGTCGGCCCGAAGCCGAAGTTGGAGGACCACGACTACGACACCGACCGGTACGAGTCGGCGCTCGAATCGTGGTACGCCCAAAAGGCCGCAGCCGACAAGGCCGAACGAGAGGCCCAGCGGCAAACCGAAGAGGCGCAGAAGGCGTGGCAGGCCAAGCTCGACGGCTACGGCAAGGCGAAGGTCGAGCTCAAGGTGCGCGACTACGACGAGGCCGAGGCGCTGGTGCAAGAGACGCTGAACGTCACCCAGCAGGGCATCATCCTGCAGGGGGCGAAGAATCCTGCGATGGTCGTCTACGCAATGGGCAAGAACCCGAAGAAGGCCAAGGAACTTGCAGCCATCTCCGACCCCGTGAAGTTTGCATTCGCCGTTGCCGATCTGGAGGCACAGTTGAAGATAACCCCGCGTACCAAGCCCCCGGCTCCGGAGAAAACCCTCCCGGCCGGCACCGCCCCCGTCAGCGGCGCGACGGATTCCACTCTGGAGCGTCTGCGCGAGGAGGCTGCGCGCACGGGCGATTTCAGCAAGGTGGTCAAGTACAAGGCCCAAATCAAGAACAAGAAATAGGTGTTGACCCCAGCCGCGGATGTGGTACATTCGCGGCAACCGCATGGTTTCGCCAGCCCTAAATGGCAGTAGCGGACTGAACGAGTGGCCGCCCGACTCTTGACGGGGTGAGTAGCTAGGCGCAGGCAGCCGGCCTTAATCGGTAGCCGCATCCAGTCACTCATTCCAGGAGCCCACACCGTGGCCAACGCTTTCAGCAAGGAAGAGCGCGTCGCCTTCGAGGATCTGCTCGAAGGCTTCCAGGACGCCCTCGTTCTGTCCCGCAACGTCTCGGTCTACAACACCGACCAGACGATGATGGAGCGGACCAACAACGTCATCTGGCGTCCGCAGCCGTACATTGCCGTGTCCTACTCGGGCACGGACATGACGGCCAACTTCGACGATTACACCCAGCTCACCGTCCCGGCGACCATCGGTTTCTCGAAGTCGGTCCCCTGGATCATGAGCGCGACCGAGCTGCGCGACGCCCTGCAGGAGCAGCGTCTGGGCGACGCCGCCAAGCAGAAGCTGGCCTCGGACATCAACGTCGCCGTCCTGACCGTCGCCGGTCAGCAGGGCACGCTGGTCGTGAAGCGTTCGTCGGCCGCGAGCGGCTTCGACGACGTGGCGCTGGTCGAGGCGCTGATGAACGAGCAGGGCGTCCCGATGGAGGACCGCTACCTTGCGCTGTCCACCCGCGACTACAACGGCATGGCGTCGGATCTGGCCAAGAACACCCGTTCGTTCGGCAACGAGATCTCCGACGGCGCGCTGCGTCGGGCCTTCGTCGGTCAGGTCGCCTCGTTCGGCACCTACAAGCTGGACTACGCGCAGCGCAAGGCTGCGGCGGCCGGTGCGGGCATCACGATCAACACCACGGCGGCGGGCGGGAACTACTACACCCCCAAGGCCACCTCGACCTCGGCCACGGGCGAGACGAGCAACGTGGACAACCGGTTCCAGACGGTCACGGTGAACTCGACGACCAGCATCGCGGTGGGCGACTCGTTCACGATCGCCAACGTCAACAACGTGCACATGATCACCAAGGAGGACACGGGCCAGCCCAAGACCTTCCGCGTGATCGCCGTCCCGTCGTCGACGACCCTGGTCATCAGCCCGCCGTTGATCCCGGCCCAGGCTGGCGTGGACAGCACCGCCCAGTACCAGAACTGCAAGATCACCTCGACCGCGGCTTCGGCGAACATCACGTTCCTGAACAGCGGCGCGGCGTATCTGAACTGCTTCTGGCACCGTGACGCCATCGAACTGCTGCCGGGCCGCTACGCGGTGCCGAGCGACGCTGGCGCGGCCGTGATGCGTGCCTCGACCGACCAGGGCATCGAGCTGGTCATGACGAAGCAGTACGACATCAACACCATGAAGACCAAGTACCGCCTCGACTGCCTGTACGGCGTCGTGTGCAAGCAGCCCGAAATGGCTGGTATCCTGATCTTCAACCCGTGATCGAGGTGAACACGCCATGACGCAGCAAATCGTTTTTCCCTACGGCGACGCCCAAGTCTCGCTGACTGCCACCCAGAGCATCGCGGTTCGCACCACGGGCCCGGGCAACCCGGCCGCGGTCTACCGCCAAGCCGGCTTCCCGAACTACCCGAACTCCTGGACCCTCCTCGGCACCGTGTCCGACGAGGAGAAAAGCTTCGGGCCGTTCACGGGCGGCGGCGTGGTCAAGATCGAAGCCGGTCCGAATCAGGTGTTCTACAACGTCGATGTGAACCCGATGGGTGCCGTCGTGTTCGACGCCCCGATCGGCAACCCGTCGTTCTTCGGCTACTTCACGGACTTCGTGGAGTACGACTCGGCGACGTGGACGATCACCGAGACGGGCTCGGGCACGGACCTGTCGGGCGACGAAGTGGGTGGCACGGTGGTGTTGACCAACGCTGCCGCTGACAACGACAAGCACGCGCTGCAACTCGGCAAAACCAACGGCGAGTGCTTCAAGTTCACGGCCGGCAAAGCGCTGTGGTTCGACGCCCGCTTCAAGGTGGACAACGTGCTGGCCGACACCATGATCGGCCTGTACGTCACGGACACCGACCCCGAGGGTGGCGTGTCGGATGGCGTGTACTTCCGCCGCCTGACCACCGCCACCGCGCTGAACCTTGTCATCGAGGCGTCTTCGACCGAGACGGTGGTGACGACCGGCATCGTGATGGCCAACGACACCTACGTGAACGTCGGCTTCTACTACGATGGCGCGAAGCTGTTCTACACCCAGAACCGCCAGATCATCGGTGAGGCCACCACGCTGACGAACCTGCCGACCGGCGAACTGCGCCTGTCGATGCTGGTGCAGAACGGCTCTGCGGTGGCCCGGTCGATGACCGTGGACTGGGTCGGCGCCCACCAGCAGCGCTGATCGGGTGACCCTGTGACACGCGGGCGGTGGTCTGAGGCTGCCGCCCGCTTTTTCTTGTGAGGGTACGATGCCGCTGAAGAAGGGCTACTCGCAGAAGTCGATCTCGGCCAACGTCTCCAAGGAGATGAAGTCGGGCAAGCCGCAGAAGCAGGCCGTCGCCATCGCGCTGAACACCGCGCGGACCGCGGCGATGAAGGCTGGCAAGCCCGGTAAGGCGCCTGCGAAGAAGGGCATGAAGTGAAGCCGGGCCTCTACGCCAACATCGCAGCCAAGCGCGAGCGAATCAAGGAAGGCAGCGGCGAGAAGATGCGCAAGCCCGGGACGAAGGGTGCCCCGACGAATGCGGCGTTCAAGGCTGCAGCCAAGACGGCGAAGAAGAAATGACCATCCAACTCCCGACCATCCTCTACAAGCGCGGCGGTACGTGGCCCGGTCCTCTGGACCGCTACGGCAACCAGACGACGTTCTCGACCCTGGCCTGCGACACGATGGAACAGGTCGAGGCGGGGCTTGCCGACGGCTGGCACCTGAATTCGTGGACTGCCTGCGATCAAGCCGGCCCGTGGGATGACGAAGTGGCCGAGCCGCCCGCCGCAGAGCCTGTGAGCGACGCGCCCCCGACCCGTGTCGAAATGCTGGAACAGGCCGCGAAGATCGGCCTCCGCGTGGACCGTAGATGGAGCGACGAGACGCTGCTGGAGAAGATCGGCGCGGCGATGGCTAAGGCCCCTGCCCCGGCTGACGAAGACCCGATATGAGCTACACCAGGCGCCAGTTCGTGGAAGCCGCCTTCGCCGAAACGGGCATGGCTGCCTACACCTTCGACCTGTCCCCGGCGATGGTGCAGGACGCCTGCAGGCGCCTGGACGCGATGATGGCGACGTGGAACGCGAAGGGCATCCGCCTGGGCTACCCGCTGCCGCTGTCGCCGCAGGACACCGATCTGGACACCGAGACGGGCGTCCCGGATGCCGCGAACGAGGCGATCATCTGCAATCTGGCTGTCCGCATCGCACCGTCGTTCGGCAAGCAGGTTTCTCCCGGCACGATGGCGACCGCCAAGTTCGGGTACGACACGCTGATGGCGAGGGCTGCGATGCCGCAGGAGCAGCAGTTCCCGCGCACTCTGCCGGCAGGCGCTGGTCAGAAGCCGTGGCGCTACGATGACCCATTCATGCCGGCTCCGACAGACCCGGTTCAGGTCGGCCCTGACGGGCCTTTGGAGTTCAACTGATGGCCCAGATCAACCAACTCGCACTGCTGACAACGGTATCCAGCGGCGATCAACTGCCGGTCTACAATTCGCAGAACGGAGACGCACGCCGGCTGTCGATCTCGGCGCTGCTGCAGTACTTCCAGCAGACGTTCGCCTCGCCGAACGTGGCGACGACGGTCTACGTGCCGACGACCGGGTTCTCGATCTCGCTGCCCACGCCGACGACTCAGGCCCTGTGGGTGCTGCTGCAGCCGGCGGGCACGCTGGCCACCGGCACCATCACACTGCCGCTGAACACGGGCGTGGCCGACGGCACCGAGATCCTGATGACCAGCACGCAGACGGTCACGACGCTCACGGTGGCAGGCAACGGAGCCACGGCGGTGTTCGGTTCGCCAACCACGCTGGGAGCCGCAGCCCCGGCGCGTCTGCGCTGGTATGCTGCCACCAATTCGTGGTATCGCATCGCTTAACGAGAGGTTCCCATGTCCGTCCAAGCAGCATTCAACCCGTCCTACGGCACGGGCGTCACCGTGGCCCCCGGAGTCGCCTCTGCGTCGAGCACGCTGGGCGTCGGCCGGAAGGCGATCGTCATCACGAACCTGAGCAGCAGCGTCGTCTCCTACGTCCGCGTGGGCACGGGCTCGACGACCGCCACGACGGCGGACTACCCCGTGCTGCCCAGCACGCAGATCACGCTGTCGAAGGATCAGGACCAGAACACGGTGGCCTACATCACCGCATCCGGCACCGGCTCGCTGCACATCATGGCGGGCGAGGGTTACTGAGCCGTGTATCCGCTGACTCGCTCCACGTCGCGGGCTAGGTTCTTCGGGCTGCAGCAGTTCACCCCCGCTTCGCTATTCGCTGCCGGCGAACAAGGCGCATGGTACGACCCGAGCGATTACGGCGTTGGAGGCACGTTATTTCAGGACGTGGCCGGCACGACGCCTGTGACCGCGGTCGAGCAGTTTGTGCGGCTGATGCGAGACAAGTCCGGGCGTGGCAACCACGCCACCGCCCCCAGCGACCCCGCGAGGCCGATTCTGCGGGCGAGGTATAACCTGCTGACGTATTCGGAGGAGTTCGATAACGGGGCGTGGAACAAAACATCATTCCCAGTTACCGTGACTCAAAACGCAGAAGTGGCGCCGAACGGTACTACAACTGCGGATTTGATGCTAGAGCAGGCCACAACAGCTAATCACGGCTGTTATAACGCCGCTGCAATTAGCTCAACAATTATTGGAGTATCGTACACATATTCCGTGTATGCAAAAGCAGCGGGTAGATCCTTTTTAGTAATTGACGCGTTTACGAACGTAAACGCATACACATGGTTCGACCTTTCTACCGGGCAAGTAGGCACCAACGCCGCTGGAAACACGGCAAGCATAATATCTGTCGGCAACGGCTGGTATAGGTGCTCTGTGCAAAGAGCCGCCACCTCTACGGCAAATCACTTTATTGGCTTTTACGCGGCGCCTAGCGACAACACAATCTCGTACGCTGGAGATGTCACGAAGGGAATTTATCTCTGGGGCGCCGACCTCCGAGTCACCAACGACGCCCTGAACCAGCCCGCCTATCAGCGCGTAGCCGCCGCGACGGATTACGATACTGCGGGTTTTTTGCCGTATCTGGAGTTCAACGGCAGTACGTGGTCGATGTCCACCTCGGCGATTGATTTCTCCGCGACCGACAAGATGACGGTGTTCGCGGGGGTGAGGAAGCTGAGTGATGCGGCTTCGGGCCTTGTGGCAGAGTTGTCCGTAAATATGAATGCTAACCCCGGGTCTTTCTATCTGGCTGCACCAGAAAACACAGGCGCTGCTGGCGATTTCATTTTCAAGAATAGGGGTTCATTAAATCCCGGTACCATAAGTCCGGGAGCATTTTTGGCACCAACAACAAAAATATTGACTGCAATAGGAGATATTGGCGCTAGTATTGGTGCGTTACGTATAAACGGAACTTTGTACACAACTACCCCAGTAGGTCAAGGGACTGGCAACTACGGCAACAATTACCCCCTCTTCATCGGTGCACGCAGCGGTGGAGTTGCTCCATTCACCGGCCGCATCTACTCCCTCATCGTCCGCGGAGCCGCATCCAGCGCCAGTGAAATAGCAGCGACGGAATCGTGGGTCAACGGCAAAACAGGAGCCTACTGATGACCAAGCTCCGCACAATCATCCTGCAAGCCGCCGACGCCCCCGAGGCCAGACG